GATGCACACTACTATTTACTTGAACATTATATGGAATTTGATTTTATATGGAGTTCACCACCTTGTCCGACACATAGTAAACTATGTTACAGCCAACCTGTAAAAAACTATGCAGATATGACATTTTACCAACAAATTATTTTATTATCAAGTTGGTTTAAAGGAAAGTATGTAATTGAAAACGTAATACCTTATTACGAATATTTAATTAAACCTAATTTTATAATTGGAAGGCATCCTTTCTGGAGCAACTTTAATGTAACACCTTTAGATGTTAAAAATATTGATGTTGCGAGAAGTAGTAAAGAGGAATTATCTGAATATTTAGATATGCCTATACCAAGATTTAAAGCAGGGCAATTATTAAGAAACTGTGTTGAACCTAAAACGGGCAAACACATTTTAGATTGTGCTATGAATATAAATAAGCAAAACAATGTTGAACAAATCGGATTGTTTACGCAAGAGTAAGTTTGCCTTTTTTTTTAATTATTGTGGCTAACACATTGTATAAGGGTAGTTTTACCCGAATTAAAAAATAAATAGATTATGGATAAACAATATAAAAAACTGCTCAAGGACATTATCGACAATGGAGAAAAAAAATCGGATAGAACAGGTACAGGTACTATCTCTGTTTTTGGTCGCACAATCAGGCACAATATGAAAAACGGTTTTCCTCTTTTGACCACAAAAAAGATGCATATGAAGTCTATAATGACTGAGTTGAAGTGGTTTCTAAAAGGTGATACAAATATAAAATATCTTGTAGATAATGGTGTCACTATTTGGAGTGGAGATTACGAAAAATCAGGTAGAACAGATGGTGACCTCGGAGCGATTTACGGAAAACAATGGAGGGACTGGAATGGTATTGACCAAATTGCGGAATTGATAAAAGGGTTGAAAGAAAATCCTGATTCAAGAAGGCATATTGTAAACGCATGGAATGTAGGAGAATTAGACCAAATGACATTGCCTCCATGCCATTACTCGTTCCAATTGTATGTTAACAACGGAAAATTATCGTTAATGTGGAATCAGCGTTCTGTTGATACTTTTTTGGGTTTGCCATTTAATATTGCTAGTTACGGAATGCTATTGCTATTGATTTGCGAAGAAACGGGATATGAACCTGGCGAACTAATAGGGAGTTTAGGCGATACACACTTGTATAGCAATCATATAGAGCAAGCAAAATTACAATTGACAAGAGAGCCTTACGACTTGCCGACTATTGAATTGTCCAATGTAGATATATTAAATGGCGAGTTCGATTATGAATTAATAAATTACAAATCACACCCAAAAATTAAGGCATTATTAAGCAATTAAATTATAAAATCAATAATATGAAAAATATTTTAACAGCAATAATTTTATTTATTAGTTTAGTTACTAATTCTGCTCAAAATTATTATCCAAGAATTGATGCAACATACATAGAAAATTATGATGGTGATACTTTTAAATGCAGCTATTTAAAACTAACTGATAAAGAGAGTAAAGATTTTGAAAAAGTGATCATTAGTGTAAGACTTTTAAATGTAGATACTTATGAAATAAGTAGAAGAAGTCAAACTGATGAAGAAAATCAAAAAGCAAAAATTGCAAAAAAGTTAGTTAGCAAATTATTGCAAAAGGGTTTAATAGAAATATATCCTTTATATAAAGATAGGTATGGTCGTTATGTATGTGAAGTTTATCCTTATAGATCACTAAAATCATTAGGTAAAATTTTAAAAGAAAATAATTTAGTATCTGGCAAATATGAAAATAAAAAGATAAATAAACCTAGAATTTTTATTTCTAAAGAAGTAGATGAAGGAGCAATAAAATGTAGTAAATATGAAAATGGAGAATTAAAAAAACCTAAACCAATTTACTATAAAAAATAAAAATGTAAATACAAATTAGGAATATAGATTTATTATTACTAAATTTGCATATTGTTAATTTATAAAACTAAAAAATATGTCTACACATTGGAAGAAAAATTTTAACTATGAGTATCTAGGTACTTATAGCTTAGAGTCTGGAAAGGACTTAATTCTTACCATAAAAGGTACTTCTCAAAAAGAAGTAACAGGTGCAAATGGTAGAAAAGAAATTTGTTTTGCAGCAAGTTTTGTTGAAGATTATAAACCAATGATCTTAAATAGAACAAATTGTAAGATTATTGAAAAACTTTACAAAAGTGCATTTGTAGAAGATTGGGTAGGTAAAAAGATTCAACTTTACAGTAAGAAAGTTGATGCTTTTGGTACTACTACTGATGGTCTAAGAATTAGAGAATTTTTGCCAAAAGAAGAAACAGAATCAGATAAATTAAAATCTGCACTAAGAGAAATTATCTTAAATTACAATGGCATTGACAAAGAAGATATTGTAAAATCAGTAGTTTCAGCAGGAGATGATGTGAAGAAATTAAAAATTCAACTTAAAAAACTTAAAAAATAAATTATGAAATATCCATTTTTTCATTTCGACATTGAACAAAATACAGATGAATGGAATGAAATGCGATTAGGGAAAATTACTGCTTCTGCTGCATCTTGTCTATTAGTAGGTAAAGAAGATGAATTAAGTGTAGGAGCATTAACTTATGCGCTTGAAAAAGCAGCAGAAAGGATTACAAATGAAAGTACCAAACCTTTTTTTACAACGGTAGATACTGAAAGAGGACATGAATATGAAATTCTTGCTAGAAAAAAGTATGAGCAAGATTATTACTGCTCAATTGAGCAAGTAGGATTTATTCAGTTAAATGACTATGTTGGTTGCAGTCCAGATGGGATTTTAATAAAAGAAAAAAAGGGTACAGAGTTTAAATGTTTTAGGTCAGATAATCATTTGCATTATATTGATTTACTAGACAAATATAGTAAAGGTGAAATTCCAATATATTCTTCTAAAAGAGGAGAAAAAGGATTATTGGATAAAGCAAAATGGGCGCAACTCCAATTTAGTATGATGGTTAGTGGTTATGATTCTTGGTCAATTGGATTTTACAATCCTTGCAATTTTGACAAAAAAGAATTAGTTAAAATTGATATACCTAGAGATGAAAAAACTATTAACTTACTTGAAAAGCAAGTTGATATGTTAATTAACGAGATAAAAAGGTTAGTTAACTTAGTTAAATAAAAAAAATAGTTTCTTGGGGGAACTAGATTTGTAAGAAAAACCCAAGTTTTTATACTCGATGTAGGGAGTATGATATAAAAACAAAGAAGTCTTAGAGAGAAATCTTAATGATCAGTTGTCTACATTGCCGAAGGGAAATAGAAATTTTGCATTAAAGGTTAAGGCTCGTAATCCTGATGCAAGATTAGTTAGTTACAGACAGTAAAACGAAAAGTTTTAAAGTCCTAAAGCTGAAATAACTAATGTGTAATTTTTCCCGTAGTCCTTTAAAGGGACAAGCTAACGAAAGCAGTTGACTCCATGTGAAGAGAACATGGTTTTTGTCGGGTAATACAAACCTCTTAGACATCGTAAAACACAAGCGAAAGATTGTTAAAACTTGAATCCTCATAAGGGTTCCGTATGCTAAGTTTATTCCATAGCGGATTTATAGGCATTTTTTTTTAATCATAAAAAAATTAATATGTCGCAAGAAGTTCAAGGAAAAATTCATGTTATTATGGATATTCAGCAAGTAACAGATTCTTTTAAAAAAAGAGAATTTGTTATAGAAATAGTTGATGGTGCATACACGCAACTAGTAAAATTCCAATCTGTTCAAGATAATTGTGAAAAACTTGATGGATTTAAAATTGGAGATGATGTAAAAGTAAATTATAATTTACGAGGAAGGGAGTGGAAAAATAAAGAAGGTGTTATAAATTATTTTACTAATCTTGATGCTTGGAAAGTTGAACATTTTGGAGAAAGTAATAATAATAAAAAAGGAGCAGAAGATGATCTGCCATTTTAAAAATAAATAAGAAGTATCAGTTTGTATTTGGTTGATTATTATTAGTTGCTTAAAATCTTCTAATATATAATCAGCCATTTTTTTAATTAATACTATGAAAATAAAAGAAAAATTTACAACCTTAGATGCTTTTAAAAGAGGGAGCGCAATAAAAAGAAATTGCTTTAAAAGATGTTCTCTTTGTAAAACTGAATGGATAAAATCTACTAGTAGTTATGTCCATTATTCTACAATAATGAAACGAAATTTTGTAGAAGCGATTTTCTTTTGTGATAATTGTTTAAAAGTAAAAAAGTTAGATGAAAAAATTAGTGATAACAGAGGATCGAAATAAAACTGATTTTCTTTTTAGAGAATTAAAAAAATTTGTTGATTCATGGGGAGATTTTAAAAATCTTAAAACAATAGATGACAAAGTTTACTATTCTTTGTTTTCTTCGTTCTATGAAAATGGAATCAATAAAACTATTATTAG